TCTAATGGCGAATTGGCACAAATGGAGGGTTTTCTTGAAGAACATGAAGCTAAGATTGCATTATATGAGTTTCTTAGAAACAATGTTACGTTTGCCACAGAGCTTTTGATGGGGATTAAATTATTTCCGTTTCAGCATCTGGCTGTTAAGGGGATGTTTGAGACGGATTATTTTCTTGGAGTTTGGGCGAGAGGAATGTCCAAGTCTTTTACGACGGGTATTTTTGCTGCACTAGATGCTATTTTGAATCAAGGTGTTGAAATTGGTATTTTATCAAAATCCTTTCGCCAAGCTAAAATGATTTTTAAGAAAATTGAAGATATCTCCATGCACCCAGACGCTTATTTCTTTAAACAATGCATAACCAAGATTTCTAAAAATAACGATGAGTGGTTAATGGAAATAGGCGCAAGTCGTATTCGGGCGTTGCCTTTGGGAGACGGTGAAAAATTGCGTGGTTTTCGTTTTCATAGAATTATTATAGATGAGTTTGCGCTTATGCCAGAAAGAATTTATAACGAAGTTATTGTTCCCTTTTTGTCGGTTGTTACTAACCCCACCCAGCGTCATGATCTGGACAAATTGGAAACCCAGCTAATAGAAGAGGGGAAAATGGAAGAAAACGAAAGACATATATGGCCCGGCAACAAATTAATTGCGCTTTCTTCGGCTTCTTATAAATTTGAATATCTCTATAAATTGTATCAACAATTTGAATTCAATATTAACCGAGCAGAGCAAAAGGATACTGCGTCCAGATGCGTTATGCACTTTTCATATGATTGCGCCCCTAAGCAATTGTACGATCAAAATTTGCTGAACCAAGCCAAATCGACTATGAGCCAATCCCAGTTTGAGAGAGAATTCGGGGCTACCTTTACGGATGATAGCGCAGGGTATTTTAAGACAAGTAAAATGGCCCTTTGTACTGTACCAGATGGAGAGCTCCCCTCTGTCGAAGTAAAGGGGAATGTCGACTCTCAATATATTTTGGCGTTTGATCCGTCATGGTCCCAAACAGAAAGCTCTGATGATTTTGCAATACAAATATTAAAATTAAACGAAGAGCAACAAAGGGCCACATTGGTTCATAGCTATGCGTTGGCGGGAACATCCTTGAAATACCATATGAGATATTTTTTGTTTTGCTTAGAGAATTTTAATATTGTAGCAATATGCGGCGACTACAATGGGGGGGTTCAGTTTTTACAGGCATGCAACGAAAGTGAAATCTTCAAACAAAAAGAAATTAAATTAAAGCAGATCGAGGTGCCTTTTGATAAACCAGAAGAATATCAAGAGAATCTGCGCCAGTACAAGCAGCAATACAACAAGGGGGACTACAAACATGTGATTTTGCGTAAACCCACAAGTCATTGGATTCGACAGGGCAACGAGCTATTGCAAGCTAACTTTGACCACAGACGGCTGCTTTTCGGAAGTCAAGCCATTGATGATGCTTATACCGCCCAAAAAAACAAAATGATCCCTATAGATGATTTGAAATTTTTAAAATTAAAAGACGCAGATAAGCAAAACAAGGGGGCTAAGATGATAGACTTTATAGAACACCAAGCAGATATGATCAATTTGACAAAAAACGAATGCGCTTTAATACAGATTACAACTACCTCCCAAGGCACACAAACTTTTGATTTGCCTAGCAATTTAAGGCGCCAAACGGGTCCAGACAAAGCGCGCAAAGACTCTTATTCGGCTTTGGTTTTAGCCAACTGGATGGCAAAAATTTATTTTGACTCGAAAAAACAACCCAAATCAGATATAATAGAAACATTTGAACCAATGTTCATAACCTAACTTTTTGACTTTAGAAAGTCACTTTTAATCAATTCAGTGTAAAATTTAACATGTCCAGAAGAAAATATACGAAGCGTTCCGATTATTGGAAAAAATTCGAAAAAAACTTTCAATACCCTAACAACCCTTACGAAAGCCTTGCGGGAGAGTCTAAGTGGGAGCCGGAGTTAATAGGAGATTCTTTTTACGATCATACTTCAGAGGCTGCAACTTATTCTCGGAGCGGCGCAACTTCTTCAACCGACTTTCGTCGAAATCAAATAGCCATCAACCCCAAACTTTATGGATACAGCAATATCCGTGCGGGAATGTTGCCTTATCATTACAGTTTTGAGGGGGTTGATGTAAGGGAAGCTATCGAGTTGTGTCAGAAGGCCTATGTCAATGTGGCTATTTTTAGAAACTCTATTGACATGATGGCTGATTTTGCCAATTCTCCTGTTTATTTGGATGGGGGGAGCGAAAAATCTAGGCGTTTTATTAAGTCGTGGTTTAAAAAAATTGGTATTTGGCACCTGCAGGACCAATTCTTTAGGGAGTATTACCGGAGCGGTAACATCTTCTTATATGCGGTTGAGGGTAAGTTTAAGGCGGATGATTTTGCTAAGATTAGAAACCTAGGGCTGGTGGCCGAAACCAATAAAATACCTATTAAGTATATTTTGTTAAACCCTTATGATGTGATTGCTAAAAGGGCTACTTCTTTTGACGTTCGTTTTTTTGCTAAAGTTTTGAGTGAGTATGAGATAGAAAGATTAAAAAATCCTAAAAACGACGCGGACCGTGAGCTTTATGAGGCTCTTGCACCCAACATTAAAAAAAGAATCCGAGAAGACTCGTGGACGACAACAGGCATCAGTGTTGATTTGGATCCTACCAAATTAAGATACGCTTTTTACAAAAAACAAGATTATGAGCCCTTTGGGGTGCCTTTCGGTTTTGCAGTCTTGGATGACATAAATTTTAAGCTTGAGATGAAAAAAATTGACCAAGCTATTTGCCGTACTGTCGAAAATGTTGTTTTAATGATCACGATGGGGACCACCCCAGATAAGGGGGGGATTAACCCCCGTAACTTGCGAGCAATGCAGGCTTTATTCACCAACCAGAGTGTGGGTCGTGTGCTAGTGAGCGACTATACTACTAAAGCAGAGTTTATCATACCAGACCTTGAAAAGGTTATTGGGCCGGGAAAATATGATGTTGTCAATAGAGATATCAAAGAGGGGCTTCAAAATGTTATACTAGGGGAAGAGAAATTTGCTAATGCCACTATCAAGGCGCAATTATTTTTGCAGAGACTGCGCGAATCACGAGAAGCTTTTTTGAATGAATTCCTTCAGCCGGAGATTAATCAGATATGTAAGAATTTTGGTTTTAGGGGTGCGCCCACCGCTAAGGTTCAGGATATTGATATGAAGGATGAAAACCAAGTACAGCGCGTAATTACGCGTATGATGGAGCTTGGTATTTTGCCCCCAGAGGAAGGAATGAAGGTTATTGATACCGGAGTCTTCCCTTCGGAGCGAGAGCTTGAAAGCGCACAAAAGAAATTTTTGGAAGATAGAAAAAAGGGTTGGTATAATCCTATGGTGGGTGGAGTTCCTGTTTTTGAGGAGCCCGGCGAGGTAAAGCTTGAGGAGATTAAACATCCTAAGAGCATGAAGATGTTGGACAAAAACAACAAAACGCCTAAGGTTTCCGGTCGTCCATTAGGCTCCAAAACCGATGCCAAAATTACATATTCAGTAAGCTCCATAAAAGAGGTTATTGACGCAACAGCAAAACTTCACTTAGATGTTAGCGCGGAAGCCAAAAAGGTTTTCAACAAGAAACGCTTAAATAAAAATCAAAAGGATGTTTTAGAGAAAATTTGCGAGCTGGTAGTTTCTGCGTGCGAACGACCAAATTGGAAAAAAACAGCTGTAAATTGCCTGAAAGACAACAAAAAGCTCTTGGAGCTGAAGACACTAGCGAAGGTAGCAGACATTAGCGTCGAACACTTGGTGGACGAATACGCTGCGGCTATTTTATACCATAGCAGTAAAAATTCACCAAAAGATTAAAAAAGTGTAACACACAGAGTATGAGTGAACCCTATAAGTTTAAAACGCGGTTTGATTTTGAGGTTTTTGCCACAGATGACCTAGAGAACGATTTAAGTATTAGCGTAGCTTCATTGGAGAATTTAAAGCCCTTGATTCCAAAGGGTATTGATTTGGATCGTAATATAGATTTAATTGGAGCTGCTTTTAATGCGGCAATTGTTAATAGATTTAATAGAAACGGGGACGGAATTGATTCTGCTACCGCAAAAGATTTGATAGATTATTTTGTTCACAAACCCACTAACATCGAACACAAAAAACAAAAGGTGGTGGGCCATATAGTAAATGCCGCGTTTACTGATATGGATAATGAAAAAATCTTAAACACAGATAGGATTGAGGGTAAAACGGACCCTTTCTATATTTCCTTGGCGGCGGTTATCTACAAGACCGTTAATCCAGAGTTTGCCGATCTGCTGCTAAAGGCCAGCGATCCGGAAGATGTAAACTATAATAAGATTGCAGCGAGCTGGGAGCTTGGCTTCAACGAATATAGCATTGCGGTTGGCTCTCAGAACCTCAGCGAAGCCGAAATTATTACAGATCCCGTTAAAATCAAAGAATTTGAAAAATACCTGAAAGCCTTTGACGGAGGTGGCAAAATGGAAGATGGAACCCCGGTTTATCGTTTGGTAGCAGGGGAGGTTTTCCCGTTGGGCATTGGTTTTACTACTCAACCAGCCGCAGATGTGCGGGGCGTTACCGTTAAAGAAAATGCGGACCTAGAGATGGTTAAAGACGAGGAGGGGCCCGAAACACCCGCTAATTTCGAGGAAAAAATTAAAAATAATATTTTAAAAATTTCCCAAAACAAAGAATTTAATGTAAAAAATGATAACAGTTTTAAAACTATGGACACAAAAGAATTAACTACAGAGTTCGAAAGGATTCTTGATTCAAGGTTAGGCAAAAAGGCCGAGTATACGCAAGAGTCTGTAGCTAACATGGCAACCGTGATTATGGATAAAATCCGTGAGAAGGATGCTGAGTGGAAGCTACAGAGAGAAACCGCTGAAAATGAGAAGGCGGACGCGATAACCCGAGCTGATGAAGCCAAGGCTAATATCGAGAATTTCAGAAAGCAACTCGACGAGGCTCAAGAGAAGATCACTTCCCTTGAGGGTTCTATCTTTGCTGCGAGAGCAGAGGAGTTATTCAATAGCAGAATGGAAACAATCGATTCAACATACGACCTAGAAGACAGCGACCGCGTTGTTCTCGCTAAGGAAGTGGTTGTACTTGATTCTTCTGAGGCTGCTTTTGAAAGCTATCAGCAAAAACTAGAGGTTATCCTCAAACATAAGAGTAAAGCTTACAAGGAAGAGCAGGAAACTGTTTTCCAGACAAAGCTAGAGGAAGCACTCCAGAAGCGGTTGGCCGACCTTGATCAAGCGAAAGCTACGGTCAAGGAGGAAACAACGGTAGAGGATTTGGTAGAGAACGTTGAAGTTCCTGCTGAGCCTGCAATCGTGAACAATAACGAAGCCTCTTCAAAGGATGAGTCCCTGCGGGACAAATTCATGAAGGCTTTCAACCCTGAAACAGTTTCAGTAACATATTAAAATATTATGGCATTAAGATTATTCCCATTCAGGCAATATAGCGATCACAATGTGATCAATATGTTTGCCAACCAAACTGTTGATGATAACCCATCAACCGACGGAAACGGTAGTGCGGGTGTCATCGTAAAGGTGTTTACAGACGGGGGTGTACCCGGGGGAAGCATAACTAAAGACGTGATTGAGTTCGCATCTTCCTCTAGCTACCTTGGTAAAACGGATTATCCTTTCTTGGGAGCCGATAAATACCCTCAAGTTCCTTTACGAGTAGGCGCGGCTACAACCGGAGTTCCGGTATTAGGCGTTACTCTTAACCAGACCATCAGCAATGATGAGAACGGCGAAAAGCTGCTCTACAATCCGGTTAAGAAAGACGAGTTACAAGCGGTCCTGAGCGGTCAAGCCGTTCCAGTCGCAACTAAAGGTTTATTTACCTTTGCGGCAGGCGGTGCGACATCGACCTTCTCTGCTTTTGGAAATAACACTACAACCGTTCCCGGCAATTTGGCTGTCATCGACAGTTCTAATGACGGTAAAATGGTGGGTGTTACTCCAGAAGTGGTGGATTCTCCCAATTCTCCCGCTTATCGGGTGGTGGGGCAGATTATCGCTACAGGTGAAAGAACCTCTCAAATCGGTCAAGCGGACTATTTCGCTGGTACAGGTACAGCAGGTTATGCAATGGTGCAACTTGATGCTGCGGCATCATGGTCTGCTCATGGTAATTAATAAGCTAACGTAAAGGAATTATAATATAATGAAAATTACATTAAAAAGAACACCCGATCAAATCGAACTTATTAAGGCGATGGGGTCGAAGAATAGAGATACTGCCTATAGTGCGCAGGTTGCCCTAGCGGAGTTTATTGGTCCTGTTGTGTCGGAGGTTATTAATAACGCTCCTACAATTAGCAACTTGTTTACGCCGCTTCAGTATAACGCTGACGATAACCCTTCACTCCCGTTGGATCTGTATTACGACATTTTCGATGAGGATTATTTGCAGGTTTATAGTCAATCGGTGGCTGGGGGTCTCCCCACCAATACCATACAACCAACCGCTTCTGAGTTGAAGTTTACGACCTATACCCTCGATAGCGCTATTGCTTTCGATCGGAAGTACGCTTCTCGCTCACGGTTGGACGTGATTGGTAAAACGTTCACGCGGGTCGCTCAAGAGATTCTGTTGAAACAGGAAAGAACTTCTTCTAACTTGTTGATGACAGCTCTCGCTGAGGCCAAAAACGGTAATAACGCTTGGGTAGCTGAAAACCGGAACGTCTTCAGGACGCGGGATGCGAATGTTTTCCAGATGGACGATCTGAACAAGCTGCTCACCAAGGCCAAGAGAGTTAATGGTTCTTGGGTTGGTGGCACTCCCACTGGCGCTCGCCACGGGTTGTCAGATCTTCTGGTTTCGCCGGAAGTGGTAGAACAGATTCGTTCTATCGCTTACAACCCGATGAATACCCGTCAGGCAACTTCTGGCGTGTCATCTATTCCGGCAACGGATGTGGTTCGTGATGGTGTATGGAAGAACGCGGGTATAACCGAGTTCTTCGGTGTCAATATCATGGAGCTTCTGGAGCTTGGTGTGGGCAAGAGATTCAATACCGTTTTCGGTACTGTTAGCTCGGGGCTCGACTACAAGCCGTTTGGTTCAACTGGTGGAACTGCCTCTACTGCCTTTGTGGCGGCTAGCGAGGAAATTATAGTTGGTTTGGATCGTACCCGCGACGCGCTGGTTCGTGCCGTGGCAATCGATTCAGAGACTGGCTCTGATTTCAACTTGGTGGCGGATGATCAGTTCTCCATTAGGCAGCAGCGGATTGGTTACTATGGTTCTCTCGAAGAGGGTCGCATGGTTCTCGATAATCGCGCTTTGGTTGGTTTGATTATGTAATCAGGCGTTTCCTATAGCAATTCAGCTCCACCCCGTTTTGGGGTGGAGTTTTTTTTTGAAAAAATCCTGTGTATACTATTATGATATATGGCAGCAAAAAGAAAAAGTACCAAAAAGGCCGTGGCTTCTAAGAAAACAGCCACAAAGAAGCGTGTCGCTCAGAAAGTATCGACGGCAAAAAAGGAGTCCACCCTTGATAGCTTGCGCTATTCCAGTGGTAAAATAGAGGATGGGACGATAGAGAAAATCCAAGAAATTGAAGAAATCTTGGGTGTCAAGGACGTTAATAATTTCGGGACAAATGATATCAACGTCTTGGAAGCCCAAATGAAGGAAATGACCTTGGCTGACCTTCAGAACCTATGTGGAAAAGTCCGTTTGTTTGCAAGCGGCAACAAAGTACAGCTTAAGGATAAGCTTAGAAAAGAGTTCTCCCGAACTACCAAGGGACAGCGTACCATAGCCCTACAGCAGGAAAGGTCCGTATGTCACCCAGAGCATCCCGCACACAACGAAGCTAAAAAGATTCTAAGCGAGGGGTTTTAAGTGTAAATTAGGCTATGGCGTGGAATTCGGACAGACAATTAACTCCTTATTTTGTTAGTACGGTTGCAACAGGAATTTATCGTGATGAGTTTGATAGCGATACAGGTTATGCATCACTCTCGTCAATTTCAGGGTGGCTGGAGAATAATGTAGGGCTTCTTAATACGCAGCTTTATACTGCTTTTTCCGGTTCTGGAACAACTGATGGCGATACAGCTCTTCAGGCTACAGGCACCTTTAGGTATGAAGAGTCAGATATATTCAAGCAATTATATCTGGTTAACTATTATAAAAAGAAGACTCGTGCAGTTCTTCGGAACATTGATAGTTCGGTTGATTTTATTACCCTGAGGGATGGGGACTCCTTTATTACTAGAACCAATAAAAACGAGATAGCCAAGACTTACAGAGGGCTCTCTAATGACGCAGAAACACGCCTAGAAATGCTTATTGCCAAGTATAACATATATGGGTCCCCCCCCTTACAAGTGGCTGGCTTAGACGCAGCTTCAACTACGTCTGGGAACCCCAATTACGTTTTGTACCGCGGCGGGTAAGAACCTTTAGATATAAAAAAGCTGCCAAGGAAAACCTTGGCAGCTTTTGCTTTTAAGAAGACAGGGTTAAACCCAAGCGTCCGGATGGGCCCCCTTATAGGCAGCGTCAGCTTCCTTGGATTTTCCAAGGGGCCAATAAGGTAACGTCCGATAACGAGGATAAGCTCCCTCCATAAACAAACCATTGCTGGTGTCGTTTGCTCCACCTATTTGGGAGGTAAACGTCATGTCAACGGTTTCATTGTCTCCAATGGCGTTAGTGAAGGTTTCGCTGTCCAAGCGTGCGTTTTTCACCGTGTATTTCAGCTTTTGGTTTCCTGCTGTTACACAGGCTGGATCCTTCAGCGTCAGGGTGAAATCATGAGTTTGGGTTGAGCAAAGCTCAGCAATCAAGTTTTTATTCTGCAACTCTGAAACCACCGCTGATATCGTACAACTGATATCCACGGGCAGATCCACCACTCGAGCGTATCCAAAGGTACTACCCAATTTTTGCAGCACCGTACGAGACAGTGGCACGTTAATGGTGAAGCTTTGGATGTGAGCAGCGCCTGCACCATCCATATCAGTGAAACCGATATAGGAGCCGGAAGTACCCATTTCAAAGGTCAAATCGCCGGGCCGAAGGGCGGCAAAGCCCGCATTGCCGGTGGTATTAAAGGCAGTGCCTTTAGTCATCCATCCGTCAGTGCCCCCCCATACTCCAGTGTTACCGATACCAGTTCCAAAGACGTAACGGTTTGTACCGCTGGTGCCGTCGAGAGTAACGCCGGGGACACCTTCGTCCAGATATCCATCTACTGTCTCCTGTGAGCCAGACAAGTGGTTGTCCACCTTGATATTGAAACCTTCTATAGTACAGGAAGCAGTAGGAATAGCTCCCACGGCCGCTTCCACGGTATAGTCACTGAGAAAACCATTACCTATACAGATAACATCGTTTTTGGTAAAGTCTGTACCAGTGGTGGCTAGATCAGTAGTGCCCTGTACATCCTTGCCGTCAGGGACAACCGTAATAAAGTAGTTGTTACCCTGAGAATCATCAAGGAGACCAGATAGGGCCGAAATAGTTTTCAAACAACCGTCGCCAGTCCAAAACATGGGATCTCCTGCCGCTGCTCGACTACCCCATACGGCAGATTGGTCTGTTGTAGATGTAGGAATATTAAATCCCATTTTACGCTCATTTCCACCATCTAAAAGGTAATAGTTGAAATCAAGCCCAAC